TTCAAACTGGATATACCTAAAGCTCAAAGCCTACGGGCTTCTATGTCAGATCGAATGGGTGCTCTTGAGGATGAGGTGCAGGCAGTGTTTCCTCCGATTGTTGAGGAGCGTTGGTCTGAGAAAACAGGTAAACAACTAAAGGACAAGGTGACTGTATTCAACCTAGCATCCCGCAAGCAGATATCAGAGAGGCTTATGGGACTAGGTTGGAAACCAGAGAAGTTCACAGAGAAGGGACAACCTATCGTTGATGAGACTACGCTAGAGGGTATTGACATACCACAGGCACAACTCATTGCTGAGTACTTGATGTTGCAGAAACGTGTTGGACTGATTGATTCATGGTTGAAGTTTGTGACTGATGACGATAGAGTACATGGTGCAATCATTACCAATGGTGCAGTGACAGGCAGGATGACACACCATAGTCCCAACATGGGACAGATACCCAGTGTATCTAAACCCTATGGTGAGGACTGTCGTAGACTATGGACTGTAGATGATGGGCATGTGCTAGTCGGAACAGACCTTTCCGGGATCGAGTTGAGATGTTTATCGCACTACATGCAGGATGAAGAATGGCAGGAGGAACTACTGAATGGCGACATCCATCAAAAGAATGCTGATGCCGCAGGTATCACAAGACCTCAAGCGAAAACACTTATCTATGCAACGCTGTACGGGGCAGGGCCAAGTAAAGTTGGCAGTATCGTTGGAGGCGGGGCGAAAGAGGGGAATGAAATCCTCTATCGTTTTTATTCTAACACCCCTAAGCTCCGCATCCTTATGGAAAAGGTTGCGAAAGTGGCGGCAAAAGGGTATGTGCCGGGCTTGGATGGTAGAAGAATACTGGTGCGTAGTGAACATGCCGCACTTAATTCATTACTACAAGGATGTGGGGCTATCATTGCAAAGCAGTGGTGTATTGAAGCGCACAAGACCTTTAAGAAACAAGGACTACCTGTACAGCAGGTTGCATTTGTGCATGATGAAATTCAAATTGAAACAGAGGAGAAGTATGGTGAACAAGTTGCGGCAATCATGGTTGACTCAGCCAAGAAAGCCGGGACTACCTTGGGCTTTCGATGCCCAGTAGATGCTGAATCAAAAATTGGTAAAAATTGGTTTGACACACACTAAAACTATGTTATAATATTTATATAGCACCAACAGAGGAGAATGCTATGGAACAAACACAACGTGTAAAGATTAAGGCTGACGTTATGTGGGCTAACTTAGACAAGCCTAATGAAATGTCAGGTAAGTATCAGGTTGACCTTTGTAACCTGTCTGATCCCGCAGTGCAGGCTCTTGAAAGCATGGGCCTGACTGTGCGTCAGAAAGAAGACAAAGGGTACTTCATTACCTGCAAGTCTAACCAACCTATTCGCCCGTTCGATAAGTCTGGTGACACACTTGACGGTATTGCAGTAGGCAATGGCTCTAAAGCTATTGCAATGGTAGGCTCATACTCTTGGACCTTTAAGAATAAAGAAGGAGTATCGCCATCTCTTAAGAAGCTAGTCATTGATGAGCTAGTAACTTATGATGATGCAGAGCCAGTGGCTTTGGATGATGATGAGATTCTGTAAGTGAACTGCGCTCTTGTAGATGCAGACATCCTCAACTACCGCATCGGCTTTGCCACAAATGAGGAGTCAGAGGACATTGCTATCAGAACAATGGCGGGATTCTTGGAGGACTTGCTCCTCCTTGATCTTCCTGAAGTCCAAACATGGGAACTATTTCTCACAGGTAAAAACAACTTCAGACTAGATGTAGCAAAGACTGCACCCTACAAGGGCAACAGAACTTCTGATAAACCAAAGCATTACCATCTCCTACGGGAGTATCTTGTATCCTCTTGGGATGCTCTTGTAGTAGACGGTATGGAAGCTGATGATATGTTAGCGATAAGACTAACAGAGTTGGGTGAGGATGGAGTTATAGTGTCACTGGATAAAGACTTGGATCAGGTCTCTGGTTGGCACTATAACTTTGTCAAGCAAAACAAATACTTCATAACAGAAGCTGAAGGACTTCTTAACTTTTACATGCAGTTCCTAGTAGGAGACGCAGTAGATAACATCAAGGGTGCTAGAGGAATCGGTCCAAAGAAAGCAAGGAAACTATTAGAGGACAAGACAGTACCTGAGATGTGGGATGTGATAGTTGAGCATCTTGGTGAGGAAAGGGCAATAGAAAATGGACATCTATTGTATATGTTACGTCATAAAGAAGACAGGTTTAAACCCCCGGTATGAAAGCGCAGTCAGCAAAAGCAAAAGGAAGGAAGCTACAGCAGGCAGTCAGAGATCATATCCTATCCACGTTTACGGGACTAGAACCTGATGACGTAAGATCAACAAGTATGGGAGCAGGCGGTGAGGATGTCCAACTTAGTCCTGCCGCAAGGAAACTGTTCCCCTACTCTGTTGAGTGTAAGAGTCTAGCTAAGATAGCTGTGTTTAATTACTATGAACAAGCATGTGGTCATGGAGAACATGAACCTTTAGTGGTGATCAAACAAAACAGATCAAAGCCACTAGCCGTTGTGGATCTTGAACACTTCATGAAACTTGTAAGGAGAAACAAATGAATCTATTTGATGATAAAGATCAAGCACAAGTCAGTATGTCCTATCGTGCGCATGGTAAGACGCACTCAGTCAACTTTGAACTAGACGATGACTGCACATGGGATGAGGTTTTAGGGCCAATCATTGCCACACTTGAGGCGGCATTTGGATATTCATTTGACCTAGACAAAGAATCACTGGGCATCTACTATCCGGGTAAAGAAGAATGACAGATGAGTATCAAGTCGGAGGTGCTCACTATACTTCAAAGTCTGTCCAACCGTGGCAGGCTATGGAGTCTTGGATGTCTGAAGAACAATTCAAAGGTTTCTTGAAAGGTAACGTTATCAAATACCTAGCCAGATGTGATGACAAGGGCGGTAAGATTGATCTTGAAAAAGCTAAACATTATCTTGACAAACTGATAGAAATGTATTAGAATAGTAGGTTCGATCATGATAACACTAGAAGAACTTAAAGAAAAATTAATCCGGTTGGATGAGGTATCTCTAATGGAGTTGTTAGAAATATCTTCTGAAGACTTGGTGAATCGGTTTGAAGATTTCATCGAAACCAAAGCGGATTATCTTACTGGAGAATTTGATGAAGAAACACCTTGGGATAACGATTGATTATGAAAGAGACTTTCGCCTCAGTGATCAAGCAATTAAACTTATGCATGACTACTATATGCTTGAGCATGAGAAATCTCCTCAAGAAGCCTTTGCACGTGCTTCAGTGGCTTACTGCTATGGTGACCTTGACTTGGCACAACGTATATATGACTACGCTAGTAAAGGTTGGTTTATGTTTGCGTCACCTGTGCTGTCGAACGCACCTGAACATGGCAGAAGTAACAGCGGCCTGCCTATTAGTTGTTTCCTTACTTACGTGGGTGACAATCTTGATAGCCTTATTGATCATAATGCTGAGGTAGCGTGGCTCAGTGTCAAAGGCGGAGGCGTAGGAGGACACTGGGGAGACGTGCGTGGTATCAGCAACAAAGCTCCCGGTCCTCTGCCGTTTATGAAAGTAGTAGACAGTCAGATGACTGCGTACAAACAAGGGAAGACAAGGAAGGGTAGCTATGCGGCGTACCTAGATATTAGTCATCCTGATATTGAAGAGTTTATTAGTTTTAAAGTACCAACAGGCGGGGATATCAACCGCAAATGTTTAAATTTATTTAACGCAGTGAACATCACTGATGCTTTTATGGAGGCAGTAATTAATGATGAACAATGGAATCTTACAGACCCGCATACAGGAATTGTCAGAGATACAGTCCAAGCTCGCAGACTGTGGCAACGCATCCTTGAAGCTAGGTTCAGAACTGGCAGTCCATACCTTAACTTTATCGACACAGCCAGAAGAGCTTTACCAGAAGCTCAAAGAAAACTTGGACTGTCAATTAATGGCAGTAACCTCTGCAATGAAATCCATCTCCCAACATCTGAAGAACGCACCGCAGTCTGTTGCCTCTCCTCAGTCAACCTTGAAAAGTACAATGAGTGGAGAACAAGCGGCATGGTTGGAGACCTTATCAGATTCTTGGACAACGTGCTTCAATACTTTATTGACAACGCACCAGAACAATTATCAAAAGCTGTCTACTCAGCTTACAGAGAACGTTCAGTCGGTCTTGGAGCAATGGGATTCCACGGATACCTCCAAAGCAAAGGCATAGCATGGGAGTCATGGCAGGCGGCAAGTGAAAACTATGCAATCTTCAAAGACATCAAAGCCCAGTCTCTTGAGGCAACCTACTCGCTCGCTGTGGAGCGTGGCGAATGTCCTGATGGAGTGGGTTATGGTGTTAGAAATATGCATCTGTTGGCTGTTGCTCCTAACGCTAATTCTAGCATTCTATGTGGGTGCTCTGCTAGCATTGAACCACGTATTAGCAACTGCTATGTCCATCGTACTCGTGCCGGTAGCCATACTGTTCGCAATCCGTACTTGGAGAAACTTCTAGATGATAAGGGACAGAACACTAAGAAGGTATGGCAAAGCATACTTGAGAATGAAGGATCGGTACAGCACTTGGAGTTCCTCAACGGAGATGAAAAAGATACGTTTAAGACGGCGTTTGAACTTGATCAGACGTGGGTTGTGGAACACTCCGCAAAAAGGCAAGAGTTTATATGCCAAGGTCAAAGCGTCAACGTATTCTTCCCATCTGGGACAGACAAGGC